GGTTGTCTTTTCACTCGCCGTAGTGGTTGACGGAGAGTTGTTAAACCGTGGTTTGGGTGTTCGTTCAGGCGCAAACCCCCCTTAAACATCAAGGTGTCGCTGAAGGGGAAATAACTGAATAGGGACCAGGCCTATCCTGATGAGCATAATGCTGGCGAAAATGACGGCCGTACGGGTATAAGCTTCCTTACTTGACGGTACTAGAAAACGCGACCGGGGTCCGAACGGTCGACTGAGGTGGAAACGCAGATTACTACACAAACCGAGCCCTAGGGCATGTGGTGAGTGTTGGCAGAACTTGAAGCGGGTCCGTGCCGAATGAGGGGTGTAACTCCCCCACGTCTAATACCACTATGCGAAAACCAGTCCAACAACAGCGGAGGGATTTCTATTGTTTTTTCTTTTTCATATGGCTACGAAAGTGGCCGCCTGTTACCATGTCTATCAATATCGGGAGGGAAACCCGTAACCAGAAGGGAAGCAAACAGGCAAGCAACCACAAACGCCCCGGCAACAAGTCCGGGAAGGCCGCGTCGGCGGCTAAACCGACGAACCTTCACAAGGGAGGAAGGGGCACGGCTACGGCCCCAGTGAAGGCGGCTCCCAAGGAACAGGGGACCAGAGCATCGAGGAAGTCCTGGGCTATTGCCGAGGGTCTATCCGATGCGGAGGCCAAGTTCCAGGCCATCTTAGATCATGAGGAGGAAATGGAAAAGCAGCAACGGGAAGAGTTGAAACGAGAAGTTGCTGCAGAGTCCAAGATCCTCGTGGTTCAACCACCAGACCCTGATGGATCCTTTGAGGACATTCCAGTGGTGTGGAAAGATGACGAGGACCCGCCAGTTATAGTGAAGGACCGCGACATTACCGTTTTTCCATGGCTCCTTAATGGTCAACACAAGGTTGACGGAAACGGATTGGTAAACGTCATAGACTGGGATGGTCGTTGGCGCAAATGTCATGTTGCCCGCGAGGACGATGAGTTTAAGTTGCACCCACAAGATCGTAGGTTTGCAATTGTGCTGAAACATGGGACGGGTCCTGCCCTGACCCATTGGGGATCGAATAAACACATCGCGCAGGCTGCTCTCACAGTACGCCATCTGGCTATCGGAGCGAAGACTGATCTAGAACTTCGGGCCTTGCTGCCACAGGCTCTCAACAGTCTGGAAAAGCTCATTCCTGTTTGGAAAGGAGCCGACAACCAGATGTTGGAGTACCTTGTAAGCCCCGAGTTCACCGCATCCGTAGTCAAGTACCACAAGGCACGCTTGAGCGTGGCCAAAGATGTGGCACTATCGAGAGCATATGTCCTCGCGGCATCAGTCGGCGCTACGGCGGTCGAGGCTGAGCAAGCACTGTGGAGATATGAACAGTTCCAGAACGACAAGTATGGACTGGAGAAGATCCCATATGCAGCATTAAGCGCCAGCATGTTCGCATTAGCTGGCGCACAAGCCGCCAAGGAGTCGCCATGGGCTGCCCTCTGCAGTACCGTCGTAGGCGTCTGGGCCGGTGTTGGAGCGTGGAAACGCGCACTGACACCTGGTGCAAGACGAGTATACGAGGCACTGACAGCCCAAGTACATCGCGTGTCTTACGGTGCAGTGATGGTCATTCCACAAACTTGTTCGTTGGAGGCTGGGTTGCCCTGGCCTACCGCTATGAGAGCCTGGAAATGGAACCAGAAAGTCACTCCCATCGTCTTTAAGGCCGGGAAACAGCACGAGCCTTGCAAGCCCAAACCACCCATCGAGTCCTATGGTACCTGGATCGATGGTGTTCCCGCAGTTCTACCGAAAGGTTGTCATCATGACGCTGCGGCCTCATTGGCCATTCGTTACCTCTACGAGCGTTCGTATTCTGAGGTAGAAGTGGCCAAAGTGATCCATTTTGCCAAGGAATGGTGTCTCAAAACTTTTAAGGGTAAGGAGCACTTATGGCAGGACACGTCGGAGGATGAGTGGCTACAACGCTTACCCGGTCCTAGAGCTTCGAAGATACGCTCTGCTTTCCCTCATAGAGCAAGTTTCAAAAAGTATTTGCCCACGAAACTCTTTGTAAAATTGGAGTTGTACCTGGGGAAAACTCCAACAACTTGGAAGCCCCGACCCATCCAAGGCCGCGAGCTGGAGTTCCAGCGGTTAATTGGACCTTATTTCCATTCGATGTCTAATTGGTTTGGATCCGTTTTGCATAAGTTTAGCCGTAATATTTACGACAAAAACTTGACTGCCACGGAACTAGGCCAAAAGGCTCGGGAATATTTTGGTAAAGGAAGGGTTTTCGAAGCGGATGTCTCCAACTTTGACGGTTCCCTACACCCAGCCTGGCGTGAGTTTGAGCGATGGTTCATAGAAAACATCTGCCCTCAGTTGCCACCATGGTGGGACCTTCTACGGAAAGAATGGACGACCAACCGCATCTCTGGAAAGCATGGGGTCAAAGCCAAGACCACGCACGGGCGTTCGTCTGGCGATTGTTGGACCTCTCTTTTCAATTCACTGATCAATATCATCATCGTGCAGTATGCAACCAAAGACACTGCAGACGTAGTCGCCAAAGGTGATGACAATTTCTTTACGACTGCCATGGACCTCAATGTGGAGAAGGTCGTTGGCTTGTACCAGTCCATAGGAATGAAAGTGAAGTTGAAAGAGGTCACAGACATCTGGTCGTTGGGCTATTGCTCAGGTTACTTTTGGCCCACGACCGATGGCCCCAAGTGGGGGGTGGCGCCGTTGCGCACCATTGCGAAATTAGGCGTCAACTTACACCGCCACCCCAAAAACGTGTTACCACAACTGCTATACGGGACCGCTGTCTCGATGTTGCCTATAGCAGGACACGTTCCACTAATTGGTGGATTACTACGTTCGATAGTTACAGCCTCCCAGAACGCTGGTCTGGCTCCCAAACTGCCCATTGAGGAGTTTTGGAAAACTAGCGACATAGAAGTCCATGATTGCGAGTCGTTCGCATGGGACATTCTGGCCCGCCGATGTGGTCTGTCAGCGCAGGAACTCGCGCTAATGGAGCGGCAAACCAACACTCACGTGAGTGGCAGGGCACTAGAAACCACCGATTTTCCAATAGTTTTCGGGAACGAATGCTGGCTAAATGCGTTTATGGCCGAGCAAGACGTTCCAGACGAATATAGGTTGCAGGGGCTCAGGCACGAGCCCACACAAATTGTTCCACAATCGACCAAACAGGACTGGGCGCTGTTCCACATACTGGTAGCTCCACTATGGGAAGAGGCGGCCAGATTCCTGTTTCCGCCAACCACTGTAGTGCTGGCGTTGGCCGAAGGTCGCTCCATGCCCCTCAACGTGTTTTTACATGCTGGGTTGGGCGTAGTGTCGATCACCCTGGGGATGGGAGCTGCTATTGGAGCCCATCTTGCTTGGAATGTAGCTTGCCTGTACGAGGCAAAGCGTCAGGGGACGTTTCCCTTTGATTACGGGGCACAACCGTGGTGGTGGATACCCACGGTTAGCCACGCTTAGGGAAATAAGAGTGCAGGACGGTGTCCTATAGCAGGATGTGTGGCACTTTAAATATAGGCTATTCTGCGTCCACACACACCGGAACGGATCGGGACTAACCGTACGGTGGTAAACAAAGTCTCAACAAAGGCAAACACACACAGAAGAAACACTCGCGAGCTCCGCCTTCAAAAAGCTCGCATGCGACTGCTCCCTCAAAGTCGAAGGGGAGCCTAGGTCGCAGCTTACTCAGTGCGGCTGGCTCAGGCCTCGGATCGTTGTTCGGGGGGCCTGTAGGCTCGTCTCTTGGGTCACAAGGGGCCTCATGGCTCTCGGACGTGCTCGGAATGGGCGACTACGAAATCAAGGACAATTCTTTGGTTTCCGCAGCCGGAGTTCCAACCTTTAAGGAGTCGGATAGATCTGTCAAGATCCGACACCGGGAATATCTACAAGATGTTACTGGGTCTACAGGGTTTTCCCTGCAGTCACTCGCGCTCAACCCTGGAAACTCTACCACGTTCCCATGGTTGTCCACCATCGCACGTTCTTTCGCACAGTACAGGTTTCACGGCCTGATGTTCGAATTTGTGTCAGCAAGCGCTGATTCGCTAAACTCCGTGAACACGGCCTTAGGGTATGTCGTAATGGCTACGCAGTACAACGCTGCGCTTCCAGCATTCTTGAACAAGCAAGAAATGGAAGAGTACGACTTTTCCTGCTCAACAAGGCCCTCTCGCACCCTCATACACCCGGTGGAATGTTCCCCGGCAGACACACCTCTGGAGCACTTGTATATCCGAGGTGGATCTTTGCCGGCAGGTAGCGATATACGGTTGTATGATTTAGGAACTTTCCAACTAGCTACTGTGGGAATGCAGGCAGCTGCAAACATTGGCGAACTTTGGGTCACTTATGACGTGGAACTCATCAAACCCAGAATTCAACCTGGTGGCGTAGCCCCAGGATCGTTTACGCGTGTGGCCAACGGGCCTTACGTAGCGAACGCCAATGTGCTAGGTGTACTCCAGACCGCACCGTACGGTACTTTGGGAGTAACCATAGGATCGATCACCACTGGATGGGACGCGATCCTATTTCCCCCAAGCATCACTGCTGGGCGCTTCTTAGTAACCCTCACTTGGTGGGGCTCAGTCGCGACCAACATAACTGCTCCGTCCTTCACGTTCTCGAACCTGATAGGGCAATCAGTTTGGAACCTGGCGTCGCAGCCGAATAGTGCCGCCCCTTTTGGGGGTACTGCAAATTCGACTACGTTCACCATGCAATTCATTGTTACCGTCAATGGCTACAATGTTGCGGGTTCGTTCATCAAGATTGGAAGCGGAGGCACTTTGCCTCTCACTCCGACTGGTTTGGATATTGTAGTGGTGCCTTTTTCGCTGTCAGACAACTATGTCTAAGCAAGCTAGGAGCAGGCGGCGTTACCAAACGCTGGGGATCCGACCCCCTCGGGCCAGGCACAGGATTGGCCACCTGTGAAGCACACAAATTGCTGTGTGTTGTTGTATAGCTCGGTCTTCGGACCATGAAGCAGCCGCTACAAGACGTTGTAGTTGGGATCCGACCCCACTTAGGCAGGGCCCGTTGGGGCAAGCGAGCAAAAATCCTGACTCGTTGTTGTATAGGTCGCCTGGACGCGAG